ACCCTCTGGACTTTCATCTCAGAGGGTTTTGGGAAGTAGACTGTTTGTTGTCTAATCTAGTTTCCAAAACCCTCACTATCAATCTCAAACGCATTATATCCAACTGCAGTGCGTGAGCATGTCCAGCCACTTAATAGCGGGAGATGTTTCTGCGAGGATATATTTCTTAAGTTCATGATTGAATTCTACTACACCTTTGATTATTTGTCAAGCACTATCTGAATAACCCTACGACATGTAAGGTTTTTCAGACAGTAATCTATTTAGTCACCATCTTACTTCATTATTGAATTAAAGTCAAATATTTATACTTTTTCAACTCTTATTTTGCATTTCTCTAGAAAATCAATACCAAGTTCATCTCGATATGATTCCCTAAAGTAAACATGTTCTATTCCTGCACCATGAATTAACTTAGCGCAATGAATGCAAGGAGCATGAGTACAGAATAAACTGGAGCCATTGCCTGATTCACCATCACGTGCAAGTTTGATAATAGCATTTGCTTCAGCATGTATAACCTCATCTTTTGTTTTTGTTCTGGTCTCAACGATGTTACCAGATTCATCTAGTACATGACCAATTTCTTCTTCACATTCATTTGTCCATCCAGAAGGCATACCATTATAGCCAATTGAGATGATACGATTGTCTTTAACAACTACCGCACCGACCTGTAATCTAACTGCACTGGACAACTGGGCGAATCTCTCCGCAGTGTCCATAAATGCATCAACCCACTTTTGTTTCATTTAGAGTCTTCAATAATCTTGTCTAATGCTGCAGCAGCATCCCAGTATTCTTCAGCAAGTCCTCGCCACTTGACAACTTCTAATTCGTCACCTTCCCAGCGACTCCATGTCTTACCATTCCACTGTTGATACTGAGGAAAATCCCAAGCAACAGTAGTTACTTCGTAGCGACCAACATGAGCAGGATTAACTGATGCATCAAACCACTCTGTTCGTTCCAAGTCAGTCAATTCTTCTTCAAACTGCTCTTCTTCGTATCGTTCTAGATCTTCAAGAGCATTGGTAAAGTCAAGAATGTCTTCAGGTAACTCTTCAATTGAAGCACGATCTGTCCAATCCAACTCAAAGTCTTCGTTAAAACCATCTTCGAAACGACCAGCAAATCCCATTCCAGGTTCATGATACATTGCACGAACAGACCAACCACCTTCTGTTTCTAGGTATTCATACAGTGCAATTGGAGGAGACCAAGCAGAGTCAAAGTGCATGACAATTGTGTGGTCATCTTCTCGTTCCCAATCCATCATGGAAACATCCCACTTACAACCCCAGTTCTCGCATGACCAACCATAGTCCCACTCACCAGCAGGGTTTGGTCGCAGATAGTTGAATGGTTCTGCTTTTTCTTTTAGTAGTTCTTGCTCAAGACCATCAATCACTTCTTTACTATCATGGTGCACTGTGGCACTGTTATAACACCAATTCGGCATAATTCACTCCAGTCATAATTTTAGGTTAATCTATTATACTACTTTTTTGATTGCAAGGCAACCTTTTCTTTCCACTGAGCACTTGCAGGAATGATACCTGCGTCTGATACAAGTTTCCACGTAATCTTTGGATACATCTTCTGCAACTTCTGGTCTTTAACTGCAATAAGAATTGCAGCCTCAGTAGGATGAACACCTTCCAACAGACCAATGAACAGAGATTCTCTTTTAATTGGCTTTAGATCTTGACGCATAAACACATACATTTTCTTTGCTTCAACGAATAGGTTTGTATCTGTCATTCCAATTGGTTGATCAGCAGGTTTAAATGGTGGTTCACCTTCAGGTAATAGCATCTTGTGTGATGGTAAGAAGTTGTGAGCAAACAATACCTTTAATAGAAATTCATCTTTGTGCTTTGTGATTGTCTTTGGATCATCGTTGATCTCTTTAAGCATTTCTGTCACATATTGTTTCATTAAAAATCCTCTAGTTCGTCTAATAGTAAACGGCAACGATGCTCAATCAAATAATTCATGATAGTCATCTTGTCACCACTCGGATTACTACTTAGGTATGTGCCAATAACATCTGACTTAACTCCATCTGGAATAAATTGGAAGTCTACCAAAGTAGCATTGCGTTGCCAGTTGCGTCGTTCTTCGTCATTCTTACAAGCAATGAATCCATTCTCAAAGAATTCTTGAAGTCGCTTGGCACTCATTGGTTTCTGTCTCTCACCTTTCATGAACACATCGTCTTTACTCAGGATGTTTGGAACTCCATCACCAGTATCACCCTTAACGATATGCTCAATTTTATGCTCAATGATTTCTCGTTGAGTTGCAGTGATATATTTTTTCTGCATTGGAGACCACTGTTTCACATTGGGATATAATTGCAATTGTTTAAAGTCTTTATCAGAAGAAAGGATAAGAATCTTCTGTGGCTCTTCAACTAATCCCTGTTGGATCATTTGATTGTTCTGTGCCCACTCTGTCAATACAGCAATGATGTCGTCTGCTTCTGCACGATCCACATGGATTACTCGATAAGGAAAGTGCGTGGCAAGATCAGTACGCATCTCTGAGAGTGTATCGAAGATCAACTTCCAATCCAGATCTGATTTGTCTCGATTAGTTTTACGCATACCTTTGTAGTACTCGAAGAATTCTTTGCGCCAGTACTTACGACCATCGCAACAGATGACCAACTCTCCGTAATCTTTACCATATTTCTTCTTGTATGATTTAAGAGTGGACAGAGTCACATGACGAATAAGATTCTTTACCTCTGCTTCACTACCCTTCAACTCACGCTGGAAAGTAAGGATGGCTGCAAGTGCCACCTGACTATAATCAACTAATATCATATTAAAATGCTCCCAGCAAAATACATTCTTCATTGACACGACCATTTGGTACAGTTACCGTAGTGGTCAGTGGCTTCATTGCACCATTCAATGGACGCTTACCCAATGTTAATCCCTTAAAGAATACATCTGGCTTACGTAGCATCTGTGTCTTGGATTCTTTCACATCGAATCCAATAATTGTAGTACCCTTGACTGTGAGCACATCATTGATTGCTTTGTACACAGTTACCTTGCGATACTTAGTATTGTATACCCATACCTCAGACGATCCAACAATCGTCTCTGGTTTGATTGACTTAAGATTCAACTCAGCAAACTCTTTCATATACTTCATCTTGGCAACCACTTTGCTTGCTGGTTGTGGCTTACGCTTACGTGGTGCACGATTCGCTTTAGCAGTCTGCACCTGTTGTTGACAGTCAGCAATGATAGTCTCAACAAATTCAGCAAACTTCTTTAGTTCTCTACGTGTCAGGTATGAGTAACCCTCAGTGAGTTGTTCATCATCGCCATCAAGTGCTTCTCGTAATTCTTGTGCTGTCACAACGAACAATTCACCGATTCGTTTAGCAATGGGCGCACCAACTTCGTTCTTCAGTAGATAGTTCTTGGCAGAGAAATTACTTTTACCTCGTGTAATAATCCACTCATCAATTGCACCTTCGAATTCACCAGCATGTTCTCTGGCTTTGTCTTCCATTCGCTCTTGAATGCTAATGACATTGGTTGGTGCTTTCACAATCTCAACTTCTTCGGTATATTTCTTGGCGTCTTCCAATAAATCTTTTAACTTATTCGTAAAGAATGGGCTGTATGAAGACAACTGTTTCAAGTCTGTCTGTTCATTTGACATGAGACGACACAACGATCCAAATGTCGCAAATTTGTAGTCGGGGAGTTTCTTGAGTTGTTTAGCAATCTTGAGTTCTTTCTTTGAGAAGAATTCAATCGCAAACATCTTCTGTTCTTTTGATCCAGTGTTGACAGAGTAGTATGTCAACGCACGACTCAGACTAACTGTAAAGTCAATCTGGTCGATTGTTGGTTCGAACTTCTTTTGTGACAATAGAATTGATTGATTCTTTGCACGTCGCTTTGCAGTATTCACAGCCATAGGTTTGTAACCTCCATAATATAATATCTATTATACCACAATATGCAATTATTGTCAAGCACTATTTTAATGACCCTACAAGTTGTAGGGATTACTTAGATGTGATTTTCTCGTATAGTTCCACGAAGTCCTCGTGGTCTGCAACTTCCTGTGCAAGATTCTGTTTATGATACGTCTTTGCAATCTTGGAAATAACTTTCTTTGGAATTTGCAATGTATCAGATTGTTCCTTGACGATCTCACGAATGAGATCTCGTTCTGCCTCAGTACGAATCATTGAGTTGCTAATCTCTTGAATAGCACCTTGCAAATCTTTCTTCTGTTCAGGTGTTAATGCGTAATTCATTTCTTACCTCCAAATGTTACACCATTAGTTCCACCAACTACACCACCAAGAATGACTGTAGCCATCCATGTGTCAAGTGTAAATGGAATAGCCAGTGCTGGGAATAATGTATTCAAAGACCAGATAGTTGCTATTGGAAATAAAACTAACAGTACTAATATTACTATTGCTACAAATAAAATTTTCATAGGTCAAAACTCACTTTCGTCACAGAGTCCCAGCGGAAGGATCTCCATTCTTGTTTTTCTGTATCGAAGACACGTACTGCGGATCCAGAATCCTTGGTACTCGTTCCTTCACTTTTAGGATGCTTGTCTGTCGGAATTCGTCCTTCACTAAGAGTACATCGCATATCTCTAAGTGTACCATCTTTTTTGGTAAAAGTAACGCACAGATCTTTGATGTTTTCATCGTGTAGTACTCCAAGAGTCCATGTTTTAAATTGGTCAAACTCTTTATCCGTTTTGAACACTGTTTGCATTATCAATTTCCCTTTTCAAATCTTCAATCATTGGACCAAAAAATGTTACAAATTCTTTGGTATCATAAAATGTAGTGTGACCATTATCTGTTAGAATATTTCCATCTTCTTTATATGAAGTTTGTTTGACTGTAAACTCCACTAAATTATATAAATGAGACTTAACGATAATTACTCGTGTTAGACCATTACGAACCAATTCATACTCATAGTTCATCTGTTGCCTTTCTGTGTTTGGGTTGACGAATGTACTGAACCTTACTCTCAACCACACGCATGCGGTACTTGGGAGTGCGAACATCCTTTGCTATTGGATTTCTAGGTTTCATTGTCTTATTATACACGATCTTTCCTTACAGGGCAAATTTCTTTAATACTTCCTTTGCATCTTTGCAGCCATTCATTAGATCATCCATTTCTGCGAGAATAATCATTTGTTGCAAACTATCTGCAAGTTGCTGGTCTTCCTCATCTAATAGAGCATACCATTCCTCATATTCTTCCACTGAGTCTAAAGACCACATGTGCTCTAGCATCTCCACCTGATACTCGGTTAGGTTTTCTATTTGAATCATACCATTTCCTTAATGTTAGACCACTTGGCTAACTTTGCTCTTTTGGCTTGTGCAGCATTTGCAACTGCGCCAGCATCGATGATTTCTTCTTCAGTCAACATCTCGATCATACAAAGTAAATCACCAATTTCTTCTTCGAGTCGTTCACGATTCGTTACACCGAGATGTTCACCATCAATTCCAAATCGT